TCAACTCCTCACAAGCGGCTTGAATACCAAGATCACAATCTCTCTGAGTCATGTCATCTAGTGTAGAAGTGAGGGCAAAAAAGAAAATGCCTCCTATTGCTGCGAACATCGTCAGTGTCGTGAAGCCGCTTAAAAAATTTCTAGTCGGGTTTGGCCTTGTCCGTGGGTAGGCTTTTTTGATGGTTCTCATGAGATTTTTTCCAGTAGGAAATTAAAAGGGTGAGTTCTTGAATCCGTTTTTCAGCGTTAGCAATCTTCTCTTCAATAGTCATTGCATGAGATCCAGCAAAGAAGTGGGATCGAACCACCGAGCTCTTTGGTAAGCAGTTTCATTGGTTTGTTTGGTTTGGTTTGGTTTGCCCCAATAACCTGGGATCGCCTCCACCTTATCTAGAGAGGCTCTTAATGTCAATGATATTATTTTTTACCTCCCCACGACCACGTATGGAACCAGTTTGATTCCTTAGTCAGTATTGACGGGTCTGCTTTATCGATTGCTTCTTGTAATTCTCCTAAGCTTGACAGTTGATAGGGACACCCTGGATCAAAATGTTCAAAAAAATCTCTGATGCACAACCTCTTTCCTTCCATTGTGCCTGACATTAGTATTGAAGGGGTTTAAAAATCGGCATGCTAGAGCAATCTTCTCTAAACGACCTTAAGAGCGATCATAAAAACGCAAGGAAGAGAACAGATCGATCTGCAAGTCTTATAAAAGAATCCTTAGAAAAATTTGGAGCTGCTCGATCCATAGTCATTGATGAGGAAAACAGGATCCTTGCGGGCAATGGAACCATAGAAGGAGCCAAAGCCGCAGGCATAAAAAATCTGCGAGTAATAGAAACAGATGGCAAAGAGATTATCGCTGTAAAAAGAACAGGCTTATCTGAAGAGGAAAAAGTCGGGCTTGCTTTAGCTGATAACAGAACATCTGACTTGTCAGAGTGGGATGCTGAGATGCTTAAGCAGCTTTCAGAGGATCAAGATCTTGAGCCCTGGTTTAACAAAGACGATCTTGCCTTATTGCTAGGCGAGACAGAGGAACTTCCGGCGGAGGGTTTGACTGATCCTAATGATGTCCCTGACACCCCCGCAGAACCTACGACTAAAACAGGTGATCTTTATATTCTCGGTAAACACCGTCTCTTATGTGGAGACTCGACAAATATTCAGCATGTAGAACGTTTGATGGACGGGAAAAAAGCGTACCTTTTGCATGCTGATCCTCCTTATGGAATGGGTAAAGAATCTGAGGGTGTTGCTAATGACAACCTTTATGAAGAAAAATTAGATGAATTTCAAATGGAATGGTGGACGACTTTTCGTCCTTCTCTTGCCGATAACGCTTCTGCCTATATATGGGGAAACGCTCCTGAGCTATGGAGACTTTGGTATAAGGCAGGCTTAGCTAAAACTGAAAAGCTCGAACTCAGAAACCAGATCGTGTGGGATAAGAAATCTATAGCAGGAATGAAGTCAGACCTTATGACGCAATACCCAACAGCTACAGAACACTGTCTTTTCTTTCAGATTGGGGAGCAGTTTATAGGAAGCATTAATTCAGCGGACTTTCCAGAACAATGGGAACCTTTAAGGGCTTATCTTGAATCTCAAGCGAAGGCAGCATCAATCGGACCTTCTGACATTAAAAGGATATGTGGATGTCAGATGTATTCCCACTGGTTTACCAAGTCTCAATTCACTCTTATTTCGCAGAAGCATTATGAAGCTCTAGGGCAATCTTTTACTGGTTTATTCCAAAGACCTTGGGAGAGTTTAAAAAAAGAATGGGATCAAGTTAGAGGTGCGGGTCGAGAGATTATTCATGACAAGCTTGGCATCACACGTTCTTATTTCAATAATGCTCATGACATTATGAGAGATGTTTGGGAGTTTGGACGTGTATATGGAGAGGAACGTCATCAACATGCAACTCCTAAGCCTGTAGAGATGATGGATCGTATTATGAAGTCGAGTCTTCCTGAGAATGGCCTTTGTGTAGAACCTTTCGGCGGTAGTGGGTCGACTTTGATCTCAGCGGAAAGAACAAATAGAACTTGCTATGTAATGGAATTATCTGCTTTTTATTGCGATGTAATAGTTGCAAGATGGGAGAACTTTACTGGCAAGAAAGCACAACGGGTATCATCTAGCTGATGGGTAAAAAAGGAACGAAAGCAGAAACAGTGATCCGTGCTCAGAAGTTTGCACGGATTATCGCTAATGGTGGTCGCAGGTCAGATTGCATTCGATATGCCTCGGAGAACTGGGGGGTTGGAGAAAGAACTGTAGATTCCTATTTAGAGCTGGCTAGGGCCGAACTCAAGGCTGATTGGGATTTAGAACGACCCCAGATGATTGCGGATCTTCTCTCTCAATGCAGCACCTTGCAGATGGAAGCTAGAAGGGCAGGTCAATATCACATTGCGCTTGGTGCAATTAATACAGCAGCAAAACTAGCTTCGCTCTGTTCATGAGTATCCTCCTTACTGCAAAGCAAGGGCATGTTCTACATCAGTCAGATTACGCAGGAGAATTTGTAGCTGAGACTGTCTTGGCAAGAATCAAGGATGATCTCCATGCAGGACAGCGTGATTTTGTAGACGATACAGAAACAGAGATCCTTGGACTTTGTGCTGGATATGGCAGCGGCAAAACGGTAAGCCTTTGCGCCAAAACGGTTCAGCTTGCCATCCTGAATATGGGTCATGTCGGCTGTGTCCTTGAACCTACCAACGTCTTAATCAGGGATATTTTTATCAATGACTTTAATCAGTTCCTAGAAAAATATGGGATTAGCTATAGCTATCGAGCTTCTCCCCTACCTGAATACATCTTGCACTTAGGGCTTGATACGAAAATTCTCTGTCGGTCGTTTGAGAATTATCAGAGAATCGTTGGATTAAACCTTGCTTTCTGTATTGCAGACGAGGTGGACACTGTTGCCCCTGCGGTTTGCGATAAGGCATTCCCTCGAATCCTTGGTCGTTTAAGGGATGGGAATGTGCGTCAATTCGCAGCCGCCTCAACTCCTGAAGGATTTAGATTTTTTTATAACACCTTTGGAACAGAGGAAGCGAAAGAAAGAAAAGATAGAAGATTGATCAAAATGAAGACAACCGATAACCCTCACCTTCCCCCAGATTTCATCTCTCGGATGGAAGCGAATTATGATCCGGCTCTTTTAAAGAGTTATCTGCTTGGGGAATTCGTAAACATAAATACTGGAACTGTCTATGATCGTTTTGATAGGGATAAGCACGTTTCGTCTGCAATGCCAGACCTATCCCGTCAAATCATTAGAGCAGGAATCGATTTCAACATAGGGAACACAAATTGCATATTGGCCTGTATTGAGAATCGAGAGCTGTTTGTATTCGATGAGATAACAGCACATGACACCGACGAATTGGGAAAAGAGCTCAGGAGGCGATTTCCCCACGAAACAATTTATGGCTACCCTGACGCATCAGGCGGAAATAGAAGCACGAACGCCAGTCGTACCGACTTACAAATCTTATCCACCTATAAAGTTCTCAATCAATCGGGTGCAAGTAATCCTGCTATTAAAGACCGTGTTAATAGCGTTCAGGCATTACTTGAAAACGGCAAGGGAGAAATTCGTCTCCGTGTTCATCCGCGTTGCAGGAAATTAATTGAATGTCTTGAGCTTCAAAGCTACACAGAGAAAGGCGAACCATCTAAAGACACGGGGCATGATCACTCTGTGGATGCTCTTGGTTATCTTTGCTGGAGGGAATTTAATCCGCTACAAATGGGTGCTGGTCGAAGCACGGGCATTAGGCTGTATTGATATAACTTAAGTAAACTGTCCACAAAGCGAGGGCCTTGCTGTGTATAGCGGATTCAATCACTACAACCGAGAGAAATCAGGAGTGTCTGCGGAGATAAACGAGCCTTGTTCGGCTTGGTACAACATGGAGCCGCACTGGGGATTGATAGAGGATTTGTTGGAAGGAACTTATTTGATGAGGAGAAGGCATAGACGTTATCTTCCTCAAGAACCTCGCGAGCAAGATATTTCTTATGACAACAGACTCGCTCGTTCTGTTTGTTCTCCTTATTACCAAAGACTAGAGAGGATGTTGGCAGGAATGCTGGTAAGAAAGCCTGTTCGTTTAAATGATGTATCTGATCAGGTAAGAGAAAACTTATTCGATGTAGACCTCCAAGGTAATGACTTAAATGTCTGGACTTATGAAACTGCACGAGTCATGGTCCGCTATGGACATGTTGGCGTTTTAGTAGATGCGCCTGCTGATGCAAATGGTCGACCATATTGGGTTACTTATTCACCTCGCGAGATTCTTGGTTGGAGGACTGAACTTGTAGACGGCCAGCAGAAATTTACGCAATTAAGACTTTTAGAAAAGGTCTTCGAGGCTGATGGTTTATATGGTGAAAAACAAGTGGAACAAGTGAGGCTTTTGACCCCTGGTGCATTTGAAATTCACAGAAAAGATGAAGATGGAAATTACAAAATGCATGAGGAGGGAACCACGTCTCTTTCTGATATTCCTTTTAGTGTTGCTTATTCGAACCGAGTAAACTGGATGGAGTCACGTCCGCCTCTTGAAGATATTGCTGAATTGAATTTGAAGACTTACCAAATTCAGTCAGATCTTGATAATCAATTACATATAAGCGCAGTCCCAATGCTCGCTTTCTATGGTTTCCCTCAAAGTGGGGAAGAAGTTACTGCTGGACCAGGTGAAGCGATTGCTTTTCCTTCTGAAGGGAGAGCCGAATATATAGAGCCAAGTGGTCGTAGTTATGACGCCCAATTCAAACGATTGGAGCAAGCAGCATCTCAAATAAACGAGTTAGGTTTAGCTGCGGTACTTGGTCAGAAATTATCGGCAGAAACAGCAGAAGCAAAAAGGATAGATAGATCACAAGGCGACAGCACGATGATGGTGGTCGCACAACAAATGCAAGACATGATCGATAACTCCTTACTATTCCATGCCAAATATCTAGGAACAAATGAATCTGGTAGTTCCTTTGTTAATCGTGATTTCTTGGCTGATCGTCTTGATCCTCAAGAGGTCGGTAGCTTGCTTCAGCTTTATACCGCTGGAACAATCTCTCAAGAGACACTTTTAAAACAGCTCGAAAGTGGAGAAGTTTTAGGGGATGAGTTTGACGTTGAGGAGGAATTGGAAGCTACTGAAAAAGCAGGGCTAATCGAAATGGAACAACCTGAAGAGGAAGAAGAAGAGGATGAGCCTGAAGAGGAAATAATTGAAGAAGAGGAAGAAGAAGAGGAAGAGGATGAGGCTGCTTAAAGATGGCTGCAGGTGATATTCCCGAAAGCGTTTACAGGAATACTCTTGACCTGAACCGTTTCAGCACGGGGACGGCAAGAAAACTTGTCAGGCAATATGACCGGATTATCAATGATGCAATTGCTAAGCTTGCAAAAATTGAAGCAATGCCAAGAGCAAAGCAGCCGAAATATAAGGCTGATCGCTTGCGTTCTCTTTTAAAACAACTCAAAACAAGTCTGGATGGATGGTCAGATAAAAGTGCAGCTGAGATGGTCAAAGACCTCAACGGGATAGCCAAGCTTCAGTCAGAATTTGCCGAGCTTCAGCTTGCCAAGGCTTTACCGACTGGCAGTAATGCTGTCATCAATCCAATCAATGTCACTAAGAGCTATGCAGAAGCGGTTGTCAAAAGTAAGCCTATAGATTTAAACGCTTCTTTATTAAGTGACGATTTACAGGCAAAGGTCAAAGGTGTTCCTGAGAAATTTTCGCTGACGTCTAAGCAAGGTTCATTGGTAAACCTTCCAAACGGTGAACCATTGCTGCAAAACTTTCGGGCTTTAGCAGCAAAACAAGCAGAGCTTTTTGGTCGGACGGTAAGAGATGGAATGTTGACAGGAGAAACGACTCCTCAAATTGCTAGGCAGTTAAGAAATCAGTTGATTTTTGAAGATGGGAAACAGATGCGACCCAATCAGGTGACGACATTAGTAAGGACAAGTGTTCAGCAAGTAAGCAATGACGCGGCTCAGTCTGTATATGAAGCGAACCAAGATATAAGTTCGGAATATCGTTGGATAGCAACACTCGATTCAAAGACTGCTCCACAATGTCGAGTCTTGGACCAGCAGGTTTTTAAATATGGAGAAGGGCCTACACCTCCTCAACATTTCAACTGTCGTTGTCGGACCGTTGCTGTTCTTGACAATAAGAAGCTGGGAATTTCTAAGGAATTAGCAGAAAGGAAGTTAGGACAAAGATCAGCTGAAGGCGGGGCAGTTAAAGCTGGGACAAGTTATGGGAAATTCTTGTCTGAACAGTCAGCTTCATACAAGGCAAAAGCATTAGGCAAAACCAAGGTTAAATATTTCAATACCTTGTCTAAGAAATATGGTCCAGACCAAGCGTTAAGGAAAATGGTTCGGACTGATGGGCAGTCAAAGACATTAAAGCAATTACAAAAAACCTATGGGAAAACTCCTACAAGTTTAAAGAAATCAAAGCCAGCATCAAAAGCTATTAAACCTTCTGTAAAGACAGGGCTGACAGCTTCTAAAGATAAGGAGCTTAAAAAATTGCTTAAAGACATGGGTGTAGATCCTAAATCAATTACTTCTCTTACAAAAACAATTAAAGAAACAACAAAAGATAAGAAACCTACTTTAATAAAAGCCACTAAAGCAGAAAAGATTCCTTCAAAAGCGGCTGCTAAGAAAGCTGAAAAGTTGGCTTTAGAGGGACCAAAGCCGAAAGTTCCTAGAGCACCTCTAAAAGCATGGGATGACAAGTCATTCATTCAAAGCAATATTGCAACCACCGATAAAAAGACACCGCCGCCGCCAAGAAAGTCCGTTAAGAACGGTAAGAAATCAACAAAAGATCTTTTTTATAGTCCAGAACGTAGAAATGCAATGAAGGACTATGACTTAACAGGGGCTCAGTTTGACAGTACAAAGGAAAAAGTTGGTGAATGGACAGGTAGCAATTACAGAGATATTCGAGGCGTTCAGATAAAACAAGCAAAACTAGCAGGCAAGCAACTTAATCCAGGTGAAGCAAGACAGTTACGATCTTTTGATATGCGCTTTGAGAAAGAGCAAGGGATTATTAATGCTACAGCGAGAGATGCAGACAAGATGGAAAACTATATTGCTAAGACTCCGAAATGGAAAGGTAAACCTCGTGACGTTAGGTTCGGGGATACTTATTACGACAACCAACCTGATGGAACAATCTTTAGGGGTATGACGGTTAATAACAAGAATATTGTCGAAGAAGTCATCGAGAATTTACAGAAAGGTGAAGCTGTAACCACAATGGAAAGCTGGTCTACAGACCCTAGAACCGCTATGAGATTTGCTAAAGGAGAGATAGGATCAGGCAATCATGGAATCATGCTAAGACACGTTAATAAGCATGGAGTACCTATCGAGTATTTAAATGGAACGGGAGAGAGTGAAATCTTGCAACCTAGTGGGGTTCGATACAAAGTTGTAAATGTAAGCAAAAAGAACTGGACTGAGACGGTCAAATGGGAGGGTGGTGAAGAGCTTCAAGACCATTCTATGACTGAGATTATCTTGGAAGCTATTTAAGGTAGTCAGGTCGGCTGTCAAGTTCTATCGTTTCTGTCTTGATACCTTGTTCCTTTAAAAAATCGTCCAAATCCTCGTCGATTTCTTTGCTTGTCCTTTGATCGGCTGGGTCGATATTGTAACTAATACCAATAGCGGTGAAAGGGCTTTTATCGAGATAGGGTTCTTTTCTTGCCATTGAATTTTTGATCTGTGTTGGTATTATACTTGACATTAGCCCTTCTGTACCTAATCGATGCGACCTGAAACGATCTACCGTTATACAGACGGCAAGGTGAAGTCTGAGTTTGTCCAGACGGAAAAGGATGGAAAACCTCTTGAAGCTCGTTGGGTTGTCACTGAAGAAGGAAAGGAATACTGGGAGACGAGAACTGGGTTAACATGGGAGGAGTCGCCTGCTTGTAGTGCCATACGGAAAGAAAAAAAAGGGCAAAAAAAAGGGGACGACAAAGAAGTAACAATCTGAATTTTCTAATGGCACAAACTTTCTTCCAAAAGCTCAACGCCTCAAAAGGCAAAGCCCCTAAAGCACCTAAAGAAGCCAAAGCTACGGCTTCTGATGCCAAAAAAACCTCTAAAAAAACCTCTAAATAATGGCTGAAGACAAAAATGCTCCTGTGGAGCAGACTTCTCTTCCTGTGGAAGACAACAGCGCAATCCAAAACGAGTTAGAAGCTATGCGTAAAAAAAACGCGGAGCTTCTAGATGAATACAAAAAAGCAAAAGAACAAGCAAAGGCTGTTCCTCCTGGTGTAGACATACAGGCATTAATCGACTTCAAAAACAATGCCGAACAAGCTGAACTTGAGTCTCAAGGTAAATACACAGAGGCTCGATCCAAGCTTGAAGAGCAATACAGAGACAAATCAGCAGAAGACAAAAAACGAATTGCAGAACTTGAATCAAAAGTCAGAGAACTTGAGCTCATATCCCCAGCAGTTTCGGCCTTGGCGGAAGTGGTACATGACCCAAATTTAGTTCTCAATAATTACATTCCGAAAGACAAGATTGAAGTTGATAGTGGTGTCCCTGTCGTCGTTGATGGTTACGAAAGGACTCCTATTGTTGACTGGACGAAAAAGCAACTAGCGGAAAAAGCAAACTACTTACTAAAGCAAACGGCTCCTCAAGGAGGCGGGGCACCTGCTGGAAGATCAGGAGGAGGTGAGATTCCGGCAGGGACTAAGAATCCCTTTGCTCCTGATAGTTTCAATATCACAGAACAAATGAGGTTATATAGAACAGATAAAGACTTATACGACAAGTTGCAATCGCAAGCAAAGCGCTAATATGCTGGCAATGACAAAGCTGTGCTGAGTCTTCGGGCTGTGCCCACATCGTAAAAACTAATTTAGGAAACTTTTATGGCGACTTTAAGGTCGGACATAATCATTCCTGAGGTCTTTACGCCTTACGTTATTGAGCAAACAACTCAGCGTGATGCCTTTTTGCAGAGCGGTGTGGTTCAGCCATTGGCGGAGCTCAATGCGACAGAAGGTGGAGACTTTGTGAATGTCCCTTACTGGAAAGCAAATCTTTCTGGTGATTTCGAAGTACTTTCTGACAGTGCTTCTCTAACTCCTGGCAAGATCCAGGCTGACAAGCAGATAGGCGTGATCCTCCATAGAGGTCGTGCTTTTGAAGCTAGAGATTTAGCCGCTCTTGCTGCTGGTGCTGACCCTATGGCAGCAATCGGCGCAAAAATTGGAGCTTACATTGCAAACCAAAGACAGAAGGATTTGATCTCTTGTCTTTCTGGTGTGTTTGGTTCGATCAATGCAAACTCTTCGAGTTCTGCTCTGTTTGATCTTTGTATTGACTCAGAATCCGGCGACTCTCCAACTGCTTTAGCACCTAAGCATGTAGCAAAAGCCAAGGCACTCCTAGGCGATGCTGGTGACAAGTTAACTGCTGTTGCTATGCACTCAAAGGTCTATTACGACCTTGTTGAGCGCAAGCTTGTTGACTATGTTTTGGCCGCTGATACAAATGCGACTGCGACTGCTTCAGGCGGTTCTATTGCTCCTGCTTATTCAGGTAACGGTTCTGTTCCTACATACTGTGGGTTACGTGTAATCGTTTCTGACGATGTAGCAACAACTGGGTCAGGTGCAAGTACCGAGTATTCCACTTATTTCTTCACTCAGGGGGCTCTTGCTTCTGGTGAGCAAGCTGGAATGCAAATGGAAACTGATAGAGACATCCTCGCTAAGAGTGATGCAATGTCTATCGACCTCCATTACTGCTATCACCCTGTGGGCACAAAGTGGGCTGTTACTACAACAAACCCAACTCGTGCTCAACTTGAAACCGTAGGCAACTGGTCGAAGGTCTACGAGACAAAGAACATTGGAATCGTTAGGGCAACTAACGTATCCAACACAGACTGAGGTAACTAACTAATGTCTATCTTTGAAACCTCAGCTGGAAAGCTGATAGGCCCCACAACAGGTGGAACTGTTACTCAAGCGACTTCTAAGTCAACAGGAGTAACCCTGAACAAGGCTTCAGGGCAGATCACAATGGACGACGCAAACCTCGCTACTGCGACGGAAGTCTCTTTTGCTGTTACTAACAGTGAAATTGCTGCCACAGACGTAGTGATTGTTAATCATGCGTCGGCTGGAACTGCTGGAGCCTATATGGTTCAAGCAAACACGATTGCCGCTGGCTCTTTTGCGATCACTGTGACTAATCTCACTGGTGGCACGTTAGGCGAGGCGATTGTCCTTAACTTTGTAGCTCTCAAGGGCTCCTCTAGTTAATGGGATTAGCTGCCTTTAGGCGAGCTAGGGAAAGGGAGGCTGCCATTTTGGTGGCCTCTATTCCTGAAAGCAAGCCCAAACCTAAAAGGAAACGTAAACCAAAAGCAAAGCCTTTAACAAATGGCGATAACGATCAACGCGACGGTGGGATCAGCGTCGGCGAACAGTTACATCACACTTTCTGATGCGAATGCAATCGTTGAAGGATTAGTTCCTGATGACGACGTCACATCCTGGGAAGCTGGTTCAACTTCTGATGACTATCGAAATCGTGCTTTATATACTGCTTGTCAACGTATAGATCGTGAAAGATTTTTAGGCGCAAGAGCGGACGACACGCAAGCTCTTCAATGGCCCAGAACAGGCGTTAGAAAGCCTGATACTTATATCAATACTTATTCAGTTGGATTTCCTTTTCGCGTAACGACTGATTATTTTACTTCGACTGAAATCCCAGATCAGATAAAAAAAGCTCAAGTTGTGTTGGCTGTTTATTTACAAAACAATGTGAGCGGGATTGGATTGAGTGGATTAGAAGATTTTGAGAAAGTAAAGCTTGGTAGTTTGGACATAACACCGAATATCATTAATGGACCTGTTGGGGCTGATCGAGTCCCTCCATTATTTGAAAGGTATTTTACTGGCCTTAGAATAAGCGGGCCAGGTAATGTAGCTATCCAGCGGAGCTAACCAATGTATTCAGCAGATCCAGATTATGCAGTAGGCGGTGAAGTTATCACCGACACGGCTGCACATACAGGCCGTTTCAAGTGTGTTGATTTCTACGAGGAAACACAAATTGCAGCGATGTCTTCAAATTTGACAGGCAATACTATTGCTGCTGAAACAGTTGCAGCGGGAACAAGAATTTATGGAGTGATCACCAGTATTACCTTGACCAGCGGCGCTTGTATTGCTTATAGGGTCTAATGGCGATTGCATCTTCTTTAAGAAAGGCAGCTACTAGTGTTCTTAAGTCTGTTGGAGGTGATGTAACTATCCGTCGTGTTGTGACGGGCTCTTATAACACGACCACAGGTGCGATTGCTGAAACGACAACAGATACAACTGTCAAAGGATTTGTTGAAGAGGTAAATGATCGTGAGGTTAACGAGCTGATTCAGGCGAATGATCGGAGGTTAACTATTGCGGCTGCAAGTGTGACGAATGTCCCCACGACGACTGATCGTGTGGTTATTAGTGGGGTGAGCTATCAAATTATTAGAGTAAAAACAGAAGAGCAAAATAATACAGCTATTACTCACGAATTGATTTTACGAGCATGACTGTCAATGTTCCTATTGCTGGGGTTGGGAAATATCTCGAAAAAAAAATGGATAAGTTTGCGCGAGCACTTGTTTTAAAAGTAGATGAAGCTGTTAAAGAAAACACACCTGTATTGTCTGGCAGGTTGGCCGCTAGTTGGATGATTGGACAGAATGACACAAGCGGGTCTCCCAAACCTCCAGGCACTTATTCTGGTGTTACTCCTCCCACTGGAAGCAACTATCAACCTGGAAAGGAGAAGATGGGTAATGTTTATAGTATTCATAACAATCTTCCCTATGCAGAAAGGATTTGTTTCACCGATTATTCAACAAAAGCCGCTCCAGGTTGGTTCGAATTAATTGCTAAAAATGGAGAAAGTTTTGCAGATGATCTTTGGGATGAAATTTCAGGAGAGGATTAACTAATGGCTGCCACTAATCTCAACACAGTCAGGTCTACCATTGAGGGCCGCCTAGCTACAGAGTTGGCAAGCAGCCCTGCTGTTCCGGTAGCTTTTCATAACATGCCATACACTCCCACTCCTGGGGACAGCTGGTGTCAATGTTTAGTGAGTTTTGGGAATAACACTTATTTGTCTATGGGAGGGACTACAGGTTCAGACAATCAAGTGAATGGTGTTGTCGTAGTTAATATTTTTACAGCTTTAGGAGTAGGGCCAGGAGCTAACTTAACTATCGGCAAGAGGGTAAGGGACTTATATAATCGAGTCATTGTTTCGGGGGTTCATTTTGACCCTCCGACAGGGCCAGAGGTACTGTCAACAGCAGCTCCCGAAGGCTACTTCCAAACTCAGGTCAGAATGACCTTTGAAACCTTCGAGGATCTTTGAATTATGGCTTTTTATCGAGGTCAGCAAGGCTCAGTCAAATTTGACGATGCTAGCGGCACCGCAAACGCAATCACCTCAACTCGCGCCTGGTCTTTAACTTTAGACAAGGCATCACTTGAGACCACAGCCCTTGGCGCAACACATTCCTCAAATGTTGGAGGAATTGTTAGCGGTTCGGGAAGTGTTGAGGTTCTCTACACCCAAACATCAGGGGAGACTCAAAGTTTCCTTGAACAGGCAAACGCTACAAACGATGCTGGTACAGCAACTTTTGAGCTGTATTTAGACACCAGCGGATCAAAGAAAATAAGTTTTGACGGTCTTGTCACGGGAGCAGATTATTCTGCGGCTGTTGGCGAGCTTGAGACCATCACGGTCAATTTCGTGACTAGCGGCACTGTTTCCCTTTCTGTTTAATTAATCATGGCTTTTTATCGCGGACAACAAGGCACTGTCTTTTTCGACAAAGATGCCTCCGGCGGCAAATCTGAAATTGCTGCTGTCAGATCTTGGTCATCCACTATCACTAAAGAATCTATCGCCACTGATGCTCATGGCGACTCTTCTCATTCTTTTATAGGAGGAATGATCGGAGGCTCTGGCTCTTGTGAAGTGTTTTATGACGCTCCAAGCGCAGGAGACAAGCTCGATTTTCTAAAGGAAGTCGT